CCGAGGCGGAGAAGTTCAACATACAGGTGTTGTCCCTTTCCTTAAAAAGTTTGAATCGACTGTCAGATGCTGTACACAGAACGGCATTAGGGGTGGAAGCGCGACTGTACACTTCCCAATCTGGCACATCGAAATCGAAGACATCCTAGTTCTCAAGAACAATAAGGGTACAGAAGACAACCGAGTGAGAAAACTTGATTACTCTATCCAAATCTCAAAAATCTTTTATGAAAGATTTATCAAAAACGAAGACATCACACTCTTCAGCCCCAACGATGTTCCGGGTCTGTATGATGCTTTCGGGACTCCTTATTTTGATCATCTCTATCAACGTTATGAATCTGATAGATTCACTCCAAAGAGGACTATCGGGGCACAAGAATTATTTTTCGATCTTCTGAAAGAACGTGCCGAAACTGGTAGAATCTACATTATGAACATTGACCATTGCAATTCTCACTCATCCTTTATGGATAAGATTGAGATGAGCAATTTGTGCCAAGAAATTACTTTGCCCACCAAACCTCTACAACACATTGATGATGAAAATGGTGAAATTGCTCTCTGCATCCTTAGTGCTATTAATATTGGTAAGATTAGGGATCTTGAAGATCTTGATGTTCTTTGTGATCTTGCTGTCAGGAGTCTTGATGAACTCATTGATTTTCAGGGATATCCCGTCAGAGCAGCAGAGATCGCAACCAGAGCACGTCGTTCGTTAGGTATTGGTTATATTGGTCTGGCACATTACCTTGCCAAGAATGGGCATAGGTATGATGATCCTGAAGCATGGAAGTCTGTTCATGACTTATCCGAAGCATTCCAATACTATCTCATTCAGGCAACTGTCAATCTTGCGAAAGAAAAAGGTGCATGTGAATACAGTCATCGTACTAAGTATGGTAATGGAATTCTTCCAATAGATACATATAAGAATGACGTGGATGAAATAGTTCCAAATGAGCTTCACTATGATTGGGAGAGTCTTAGGGCACAAGTTAATCAATACGGAGTTAGGAACTCAACGTTGTCCGCACAGATGCCTTCAGAGAGCAGTTCCGTTGTGTCAAACGCAACAAATGGAATTGAACCACCTAGAGGATACTTGTCCATTAAGAAGTCCAAAAAAGGGCCTCTTAAGCAGATTGTTCCCCAATACGGAACACTGAAGAACAACTATGATCTTCTCTGGGAAATGAGATCCAATAAAGGATACATTAATATTGTTGCCGTAATGCAAAAATTCTTTGACCAGGCAATTTCTGGTAATTGGAGTTACAATCCGGAACATTATCCTAATAATGAAATTCCAGTGTCTATCATGGCACAAGATCTTTTGATGTGCTACAAAATGGGTTGGAAAACAGCATATTATCAAAACACTTATGATATTAAAACCGATGAAGTAGTTGAGGAGGAACCTAATCTCCAATCACTCCTCCAAGAACTTTCTGGTGCTGATGAAACAACTTGCGATAGTTGTTCAATTTGAAGAAAGTGTAAAAACCTATTATTATAAATAGTAATAGGTTTTAATAATTCTTATGTCGGGTCGCATCTATCTAATAACTAATAAAATCAATAATAAAAAATATGTCGGTAAAACCATAAAATCTTTATCAACAAGATTTTATAACCACTTGTATGCTTCTAAAAATGGTTCAAAAACTTATTTCCATAAAGCATTAAGAAAGTATGGTGAAGATAATTTTATTATTGAGGAATTAGATAGGTGCGATATTGATATTCTGGGAGAAAAAGAAATTGAGTGGATTTCTTCATTAAAACCAGAATATAACCAAACTCTTGGTGGTGATGGTGGAATTCTTGGATATTCTCATACAGAAGAAACAAAAGAACTTTTATCATTAAAAAGAAAAGGTAAATTTCTCGGAGAAGAAAATCCATTCTATAATCAAACTCATACAAACCAACAAAAAGAAAAGTGGAGTAAAATGAGAAAAGGGCAGCCATCTCCTTGTGGATTTGCTGGAAAATCGCACAAAGAAGAGAGTAAAAGTAAAACATCTCAAACACTCAAAAATAATCCAAATGTAAAAAGAACAAAAGTATTTCAGTATGATATTGAAGGAAATTTTTTAAGAGAGTTTCAATCTATTAGTGATGCTTCTAAATTTGTAGGAACAACTCCTTCTAATATCAAATATACTTGTGAAGGAAAATTTAAGCACTGTAAAGGATATAAGTGGAGTTATGAAAACTAAATATCTAAAAACCAATAAGAAATGAAAACATTTCAAGAATTTATTGCAGAGGCAAAAAGATTAAAGTTTGTAAAAATGTATCACGGAACTTCTGCATCTTCTGCAGATAAAATTAAAAAATCTGGGTTCAATACACCAGAAGTTTATACTTCAACATCAAAAGAAACTGCAAAATCATTTGGACAAAGAAAGGGTGAGGATACTAAAGTAATATCTTTTAGGGTTCCTAAAAAAGATATTAAAGATAAATCTCCAGGAAAAGTTGTAAAAACAGATGGGCAAAGAGGAACAGATAGATGGGGAAGGCAACATTATTCCTCTACTATGGATAGTGACTATGCAAAAAAACATATATCAAAAGAAAAGCAAGGTGTAATTGATTCACCAAAAATTCCTAAAAAATATCAAAGTTTATTGCCAGCAAATAGTAGATTTAAGAGAAGAACAAAAACACAACCAAAGAAAAAATCATAAAATAGACAAAACCATAATCTTGGAGTATGATGAAAACCAAATATTTTGGAGGGTTAAATATTACAGTGTGAGTTAGTTTATTAAGGAGAATTATGACATTTAGTTTTAAGACCAATAAAGAGGAGAGACCAGTGGTCAATTCTATGACCGTGTTCAATGCAGAAGAGGTAGACACTAAAAAACAACCAATGTTCTTTGGAAAACCATTAGGTATTCAAAGATACGATTCTTACAAGTATCCAATTTTTGATAAGTTGACCACTCAGCAGTTAGGATATTTCTGGAGACCAGAGGAAGTTTCTCTCCAGAAGGACCGTGCTGATTATCAGACGTTACGACCAGAACAAAAGCACATTTTTACCAGCAATCTTAAATATCAGATCATGCTGGATTCTGTACAAGGGCGCGGTCCTGGGATGGCTTTTATCCCTTACTGCTCACTACCTGAATTAGAAGCGTGTATGGAGGTCTGGGGATTCATGGAAATGATCCACAGTCGCTCTTACACTCATATTATTAAAAACGTGTATGCAGACCCTTCAGATGTGTTTGATCATATTCTGAATGATGAGCGTATTGTAGAACGTGCTATGAGTGTGACAGAAGCATATAATGATTTTATTAATGCAGCACATCATTATGATAGTACTAATGATTGGCAACATGCATTAGAAGGAGTCCCTTATGCACAAGATTCAAGATATGAACTCAAACGTAAACTCTTTAAGGCAGTTGCGAATGTTAATATCCTTGAAGGTATTCGATTCTATGTTTCATTTGCTTGTAGTTTTGCTTTTGGTGAACTCAAACTTATGGAAGGATCTGCTAAAATCATCTCACTGATTGCCAGAGATGAGAATCAACATCTTGCCATTACTCAGAATATTCTGAAGAAGTGGAGAGAAGGTGATGATCCTGAGATGGCAAAAATCTTCAAAGAAGAAGAGCAGTGGTTAATCAATACTTTTGAGAAAACTGTAAATCAAGAAAAACTTTGGGCAGAGTATCTGTTCAAGGATGGTTCGATGATTGGTCTAAATGATAAACTGCTTCAGCAGTATGTGGAATGGATTGCCAATCGTAGAATGAAATCAATTGGACTTAAACCGATCTATGACGTACCCGCAAAGAATAACCCACTCCCCTGGACGGAACATTGGATTTCTTCCAAAGGTCTTCAGGTTAGCCCACAGGAAACGCAAGTGCAGTCATATATTGTTGGTGGAATTAAGCATGATGTGGTAAATGATACATTTGCGGGATTTAAACTTTGACAAATACAAGAAACTGAAATATAATATTATATGAATAGTATTAGAGTTCAGTTTCTTATTTATGTATTATGTTTATGAATTAATAGACCCGAGAATTAATCTTCCTTTCTATGTTGGAAAGGGGAAAGGTAATCGGGTCTATTTTCATTTATCAGAACAATCAAGGGCAAAATCAGACAATTTTAAAAAATTTGATAAGATTAAAAAAATAAGGAAAGAAGGATATGAACCTCAAATCAAAATAGTTGAATATTTTGAGAATGAAAATGATGCTTATGATTATGAAGAGGAACTAATCAAAAAATATGGAAAGAGGGATATTGATGAAGGTGGAATACTAACAAATATATGCGAGAGTTTAAGACCACCAAAATTGAGTGGAAGAACATATAAAGAAATATATGGTGATAAGTGGGAAGAGCAAATACAAAAAAGATTAATAACCAAAAAAGAAAGGGGAAACTTTGGTGGAGTAAAGAAACATACAGAAGAAACTAAAAGAAAAATAAGTGAAAAAATGGCAGGAAAAAATAATCCAAGTTATGGCGTTTCTTGTAGTAAAGAACGAAAGACAAAAATAAGTGAAAGAGCAAAAAAAAGATTTGCCGAAGGATTTAAATCTCCATCATCAGTAACTTATCTTTTAATAAGTCCTTCCGGAAAAAAATTTGAGGTATTTGGAGAACTTAAAAAATTTTGCAAGTCTCAAAAAATTTCTTATGCAACTATGAATGCAGCAATACTTTATGAAAGAAAAGGTCCGAGAAGAAATGGATGGTCGATTGAGAAAGTTTAGATTGTCATTACCAGAAGATGATTGTGTGGTTAAACTTCAAGAGTATTGTAAGTTTTCTCTTACTCTATTAAAAGTACCTGTAGTATCTAAACCATTATGTACTGATGCAAACTGTCATAATAATGTAAATCATTATGTAGAAACTTATGGTGGAGAAAAAATAAGTGGATATTATTTAATTACAGATATTAGTGATGAAAGATATGGGTGTGCAATATATCATAGTATTTGGAAAAATACTTATGGAGACATGGTGGATATAACACCTTTTGATGATAGGGAGTATAATATGTTTTCTATATTGAATACAGATAAATATTATTCAGGAGTTATTTTTGACGGTAAAAGATATATGATACTTAAACCAGGAAAAAATATAATCTGATGGAAGATAATAAAACTATCTGTAAAGGAAATTGTAAGTGCAACTGT